ACGGTAGGTTTTACAGGTGGTTCACCATCATTAGTAACAAACTTAATTGGTGCTTGCTCTACACGAATAGTTTGTGCAGGTGCAGTTTGTGCTGCTGCTGCAATCAATCTTTCCATATCTGCTTTACTAATTCCACCGCCATTTGAAGTACCATTACCATTAGCACCTTTCTTTGCTGCCTGGACACCAAAAGTCGCTAAAACTCCTGTGAAGACGCTGGCTATGAAAGTCGGATCTAGTTTTTGCTCGGGAATACCAAGTACTGGTGGTAACTGGATGTACGCCAGCGTGAGTATTCCGCCACTCCAAACAAGGATGCCAAGCCTAACAAAAGTAGACAGAATATCAAGTTGCTCTTCTTTGTCACTTGCTGCCTCCTTTATCTTCCCAACAATACCTTTCTTTTTAGGGTCTTCTTTCTTGATTTCTTCTGCCATGAATAAGAAACTAAGGCTCCATTATTTATGGTTCAAGAATCTCTACAGAGATATTTGTTTGATTTATTTGATTGTATTTTTGACAGAGAACATCACTTGATTGATGTTCCCATTTGTGATACGCATCCTTGAGAGCTTGTATGTAATCAATTCCACCGTAACCTACCATTTCATTGGCAACGATTTTCTTGATTAACACATCTCTTGTTAAATGTGTCATATGTAAATAGTTGTTATCCAATAACAAACTCTTACATTATAAGACTTAAAGGATTAGTTCAAAGAGTTTGCTTTGGGTGATTGTTCCGATTTCCTTATCGGGTGATATTATTTAGTAAGATAACCATTTTCGACTAACCACTCACGAGTCTTTGGAGTCGGATCATAATCAGACCACATAGTACCTGCAGCACAAGATTGAAGTGCCCTCATAGTCATTCCTTCTGTCTTACCTGCCCACATTGCTTCTTTCTCCCACGGAATTGCACCTGGTTGCAGCATATATGTCCGCTTGACCATCTCTTGCCACATCTCAGGAACATCATCCTCATTATGAATGATAGCAATCAGACTATTATCAATCGTTCCTGCCATACAATCCTGAGCAGCGTGCCATCCTTCATGACGCATTACACTCATCAATACGTGAGGACGCTTCATGAATGTTTTGTTTAGAAAGAAGTTATTGCTTACCGTATGATACACACCACGGTGTCCAACTGGAAAATATTTTTCATCTGCTAGAAACACGTTAACTCCGACCTGGTTAAGGGCGACAAGCATAGAGTTGAATTCGTTAGAAACAGAATAAAAATCGTCAGTATTGGGATACTCACTAGAAACATCCAAAAGACTGAAGACCTCTTTAACTTCATCCTTACACTCTCTGAGTAACATACATCCCATCGAATGATTGGTATAATATTCGTTATCTTTTAGGGGGTCTGAAAGGGCAGGTAGGGCAACCGCTGCCGCAGCAACCAGAGATGCAATAATTTTTTTCATAGTTTAAAATACTTGTTATAAAGAGCAGATGCTTCAAGATGTTTACCGTGATTAGTAAGATATTTGATTTTATCAAGAATCTTACGTTTGAAAATCTTAGATGTTTCTTTCATTTTCATCTCCTAGGTATTCTAATGACACTACATCATGATCATCAATATCTGGATTTAACCATTCAGAAAATTCTTGTTGAATAGAATATGCATCATCAATTGCATCAACTAATTTATCACCCCTAACAACATCGGTAGAAGATTCGTCAATTATTGTATGAACACGATCGATTGACCAATTACGGATTACCCATAGAGTTTGTTCTAAAGTTTCCATAATCTTTTCGCATATAGCGTCCTAGAATATTACTATTATAATATGCGGGGCACCCGTTGTCAAGAGACTCAGATAGTACATTATTAAGGAACAATTGTTTTGTTTCCTCAAAATTACATGTTCCTTTAGTTATATGTAAACTTAATATTTCTCTACTGAAGATCTCTTTGCCATATTTTTTTACATCATCTTTCAATTCAGGACAAGATCCATAATATTTTTTCCAATCAGATTCTTGTTTTACTTTTCGTTTTTTACCTGGTGGTGTTCTAAATGACCAAAAATACTTTCTCCCAATGTACTGTCGTGTGTTTGAGAGATTGGTAATTTTATAAACAAAACCAAAGTGGTCCCCAACATCATCAGTATCAAAAGTTCGTTCCAAGTATATCCAAGGATTTTCATAACTCATGTATAACTCATACTATTGTATTATATGAGCTATTATTTATCTTCAAACCTAACAAACCAACTCTACTCATGGATTAGAGTATTGTCAAGCCCTTGATAAATAATCAATAAAGTCATATAATATGGCAGTCTACGTTAATAATATTACACTCAATACCGGAGAATATTTTTCTAGAGATTTTTATCTGGATAATATTAACGGTACCCCATTAAATCTGACTGGGTATACGGCAGCATCTCAAGTGAGAAAGCATCCAGAAAGTGTCAATGCAACAGCAGATTTTAATGTTGGGTTTATAGACAGAACGAACGGGAGAATAAGAGTATCGTTAGCAACTGAAAAAACAAGGTTAGTAAAACCTGGACGCTATGTCTGGGATGTAATGTTTAGTGAATCAAATCCTTCTGGAAATAGTTCAGTTTGGACAACACTAGAAGCAAATAATTATGGATCATATAGAGGATATACAAATAGTTCCTGGTCTACTTTTATGAATACCTATGCGTATTCTAGAGTTCCACAATCAGGAAATCTTAGTGCCGATAGTGATCCCTATGGTGTTAAGCAAGATTCCTATCAAGTATTTTTCCCATATGATGGAGTTTATCAAATAGATGCTGCTGCTGATAATGTTGGTTCTGTGACTATTAATGGAACATCATTCAATGCTGCATCAAATAGTGCAACAAATGTTGGAGTAGGAACCATATCTCTTAATAGAGGTGATTATACTGTTGAACTATCACAACAGAATACGAGTAATGGGCAAGACTCTTTTGATAATAATCCAGTTGGTTTAGCAGTTAGTATTACATATGTTGGTGGTACTGGATATGGAAAGAAGAGTATTGTTATAGAAGGGAATGTATTAGCAACACCAGATATAACACCATCTTGTGTTATTACTGTTTATGATAATGAAGAAGTCGGTATCATTGAAGAAACTAGTGGTGCTGCTAGTGGAGTGAGTATTGACAATATTAGTACCTATGGAGTCATTCACATAGGTGTTAACTTCAATCAATGTAGCACTTTTGATATTGGTAGTAGTTCCACAAGAGATATGCTTGAAGATGCTACACAAAGACAAAAACTTATTAATTACATTAATATAGGGGGTGTGGTATGGTTAAATGTTGAATGGTGGAATGGTAGTGCTAATGAACGGAGCTGTTCCGATAGAAGTAATATCAATGCAATGCTTACTTTGCTTGGAACTGAAATCAGAGCAATTGATGATGATGGTATACAAGGTTCTACAAGATCGACTGAAACTAGTGTTATAAACTCTAATTTTCCGGCAACGCAATCACAAAATGCCTCTGTAATATTTTCAGGTGGAACACCAGTTTTCGTCGATGGCACTAATACTATCACCACATATGAAAAAATAGGTCAGGGAATTCTATATGTAAGTGGGGATACCAATACTTTCAGTGGACCATCATATCCAGAAAATTATTATAATGCTCTTCGTTCTCTGGTTCTAAATAGTTAAAAAAAATGTCGGCAGTATACGTTCATAATATTACTATAGATAGTAATACCGACTATGAGCAAGAGTACGATATGTTTGAGGTTGGTGGTAAAGTAGTTGATCTTGCAAATTATACTGCTAAAGCACAACTAAGAAAACATAGAGATAGTCAAACTTCTACTAGTTTTATTGTTGGTTTTCCTGATAGACTAAACGGCAAAATCAAACTAACCATTCCAAGTTATATAACTTCTGCTCTTAAACCTGGTAGATACATATACGATATTCTTTTTACAAAACCAGGTGGAGCAAAAGAGATTGTTCTTGAAGGGACTGTAAGAGTAAAACAAGGTATTTCAACTGGTTGTTTTGGTACTAGTACTAATGGACTACCAGGTAGTGCTCAAAGACTTTGTATTGCTGTGATTGATGAAAGTGATAGTCAAACACAATCAGGTATGTCTACGAAGTGGACACAGTTCCGTTCTACATATCCCAACAGAACTTTTTATCTTTTAATGCCAAAAGGTGAAGGATTTGGGCATCAGGTAGATACAACTGAATACGGTGAAATTCGGATGCCACAAAATTTTGCTAATGAGACTACTGTCAACACAGGTAGATTAATTTCGGAGGATGGAGACTAATGACTTTTAACTGGCCAGACATACCGTTTTCGGGAACAGAAGTTGATGCCTTTGTAGTGGAGTA